GCGGACTGACGGGGGAGGGGCGGTAAGCGATCTACCTGCGGGTTTAGCGGACTACCATCCGCATGTGCCTTCTTCCTCTCTCCCCGATATTCCGATTTGGAATAACCGCAGGTAGATGGCGATTTTGGACGATGTTCGGGGAACATGCCCCGGAAAAGTCGGCAGACGAGGTGATTTTGGATGAAGTTGGATGAACTTAAGGGCTTCTCAGAGACGTTTGAAGATGCCGTTTTGCACGCCGACTGGTTGAGAGACCAGTACGGCAATATCGCCCCGAAATTCGTGGCTACAGTCCGCCTGGGGCGGTCTTTGGCTAAGAAGCTCGATAAGCTGGAACAGCATGACTGGATAAACGCCGCCGACAAGCCCGACACGACCACCGTGAGCCAGTACCTGAAGGTCCTGGACGCGCTGAAGCTCAACCCGAGCTGCGACAAGTCCATCAAGGCCGAGCCGCAGAAGAAGAAGTCGAGCTCGCTGGCGGCGTTCACATCCGGGTTCAAGGTCGTGAACGGCTGATGGGCACGCTCCACGTCAAAGCGGAAGAGAAGGGCTACGCCGAGCCGCGAATCTGGACCAAGCCCTTGCGCGAGCTCACGCCCGAGACCTCGCTCGGCTTCGAGGTCATCGACTACGCCCGCGAGGTGCTCCACGTGGAGCTGCGGCCTTGGCAGAAGTGGCTTCTCATCCATGCGCTCGAGCTGAACGAGGACGGCAGCTACCGCTTCAAGAAGGTCATCGTCCTCGTGGCGCGACAGAACGGCAAGACGATGCTCGCCAGCGTGCTTTCCAACTGGTGGCTGTTCGTCGATTCCCAGCGCCACCCCGAGCGCGTGCCGCCCGTGAAGTTCAAGATCGTCGGCACCGCCCAGAACCTCGACATCGCGCGTGAGCCGTGGTCGCAGGTGCGCCTGTGGTGCAACCCAGAGCCGCCGAGCGAGGCGGAATCGGAAGTCGCGATAGCCGACCTGCAGGAGGCGACCAACAAGGTCTCGGATACCAACGGCAAGGAGTACATCCAGGCGGCGTCGCTGGCGCACTACGAGATCCGCGCCGCCAAGAACGCCCGCGGCAAGCCCGCCGCCCGCGTCCTCATGGACGAGCTGCGCGAGCAGGAGAACTGGGTCGCGTGGAACGCCACCTCGCAGACCACGAAATCCTTCTGGAGCGGTCAGCTCTGGGGTATCTCCAATGCCGGCGATGCGAAGTCGGTCGTTCTCGCCGCCCAGCGCAAGGCCGCGCTCAAGGTGGTCGCCAGCTGGGAGAAGCTTGTCGAGAAGCGCGGCATGGACCCGTTCGAGTGGGCCGACAAGCACGACAACGCCATCGGCATCTTCGAGTGGTCGGGCCGTGACGGCTGCGAGCTGGACAGCGACGAGGACCTCCTGCAGGCGAACCCCTCGTGCGGCTACGGCGGCATGACGCTCAAATCGCTCAAGTCAGACATCGACGGCATGACCGAGGCGGCCTACCGCACCGAGGTCCTCTGCCAGTGGGTCACGGCTGACGTGGACCCCTACGTCGACGTCGAGACATGGGAGTCGCTCACCGATAACGACAGCCGAATCCCCGAGGACGAGCGCGTCATGCTCGCCATCGACACCAGCGAGGACCGCAAGACAACCTACATCGCGGTCGCCGGCGCGAGGGGCGATGGCCTTGATCATGTCGAGGTCATCGCTCGCCGAGACGGCAACCTGTGGGTGCCGAAATACCTCAAGTCCGTGCAGGAGGCATGGGGTATCGACGAGGTCGCCCTTCAATCGAAGGGATGCCCTGCGGGGGACTTCCGCGACACACTCGAGGAAGAAGGATGGACGGTCCATGCCATCGAGGGCAGCAAGCTCGGCTCCGTAGCGGGCAGCTTCAAGGATGCGGTACTCGACGGGACCATCCGCCACACCGACCAGCCGGTCCTCACGCAGCAGCTCAAGTGCGCTGTCACCCGAAAGCTCGGCGAGGTCGATGTCTGGACGCGCAGGGCATCGCAGGGGCAGATCTCGGCGGTTGTCGCCGCGAGCGAGGCGTTATGGGCGCTCCGCAACTGCGAGCGACCGAAGCCCAAGGCCAAGCCTTCGCCCTATCCGCTGACGATTATCTAGGAGCTGACACATGCGCTTTTCCGACCGCATCAGGGCGGCTTACGATGGCTTCACGGGCAAATCCGGCGCTGCCGAGAATGCCGCCAAGCAGCCCGAGACCACCGCGCAGCACGCTGTTCCGTACGCGCCGATGATTCCCCCAGGCTTGCTCGAGGACATCGCATTCGGCGATTACGACCGCCGCGACCTCTGGGCCGCGGAGTACAACGTGCGCATGGTGGTCGATTTCGTGGCGAGCAAGATCGCGGCGCTCCCGTTCCACGCCTACCGCGTGAAGCCCAACGGCGACCGCGAGGAGGCCCCCAATTCGGAAATCGGCAAGCTCATCGCCGACCCGAGCTACGTCGCGAACGAGACCCGCTACCGTCTCATCCACTCGCTGGTGGTCGACATGATGCTCAACGACCAGTGGCTGATGCTGCTCACGATGGACAACGACTACGACTACCGCCTGCGCCGCATCCCGTACGGCACGTACTCCGTGCGGTACAACGCGCTCGCGGAGCCGACTGGCGTCCAGATCAGCCTGCCGAACGGTCAGGTCAACTACGAGCTGCCGAACAAGAACGTCCTGCTGTCGCTCGGCTACCCCGGCGCGGTCGGCAACCCCAAGCCCATGTCCGGCGCCTTGGGGCCGCTGCTCACGGAGGCGCGCGAGCTGGCGAGCTACCGCCGCTTCATCGCGCAGAACGGCGGTCGCATCCCCGCCTACATCAAGCGCCCCGCAGGCATGGAGTGGGCGAACGAGCAGGCGCGCAATGATTTCATCCAGGGCATGCGCGCCTACCGCAAGGGCGGCGGCAAGGACGGCGGATGGCCCCTGCTCGAGGACGGCATGGAACTCATCACGGTCGACGCTTTCAAGCCCGTCGACATGGCCGACCTCGATGCACGCGACCGAATCGGCATCGCCGTGTGCAACGCATACCACATCTCGCCCGAGAACGTCGGCATCCGCACGGGCAACAAGTCAAGCGTGGAGGCCTACAAGGACCAGCTTTGGAATGTCGAGCTGTCCCCGTATGTCGTCCAGCTCGAGCAGCAGCTGAATCAGGTCATCCCCAAGGCGGTCGGCGAGGAGGACGTCTTCATCCTCGCGAACATGGACGCGCAGCTGCGGGGTACCCCCAGCGAACAATACAAGGCGTTGAGCACGGCGACCGGTCGTCCGTTCATGTCCCTGAATGAGGGCCGACGCAAGCTCAACCTTCCCGCCAAGGAGGACGGAGACGAGGTGATCGTCCCGCTCAACGTCACCCAAGGCGGTCAGCCGTCCCCGCAGGACGGCGGCAATACCCAGAACGCCCAGACGGGCGCGAGCCCGAACGGGAGGTAACAAGATGAGCAAGCTCGATTTCCTCAACTTCGAGGTCAAGGCCGTCCCCGAGGAGGAGGGCGTGTTCGAGGGCTACGCCTCCACGTGGGAGCGCGACCTTATCGACGACGAGATCACCAAGGGCGCGTACGCCGAGACGCTTTCCGCCGACTACCCCGACGGCGGCGCGGGAATCCCGCTCTACTGGGGCCACAACTACGATTCCCCGCTCAACTGCATCGGCGAGTCCCTTTCCGCGTGCGAGGACGAGAAGGGCCTGAACGTCAAGTTCAAATTCGACCTCGACACGAATGAGGGCAAGAAGGCGTACGGCCTGCTCAAGCGCGGCCTCGTGCACCAGATGTCGGTCGGCTTCCTCGCCCAGAAGACCGCTTGGGTCAAGGACGAGGGCGACCAGTGGTCTCACCGCCGCATCGAGAAGGTCAAGCTCTTCGAGGTCTCCGTGGTGCCCATCGCCTGCAACCAGCAGGCCGAGGTCACCGACGTCAAGAGCGGTCGCGCCATCTCCAAGGACAACGAGTCCCTCATCCAGCAGGCCATCGACTGCCTGCAGGATGTGCTCAAGAATGTCGGCTCCGATGACGATTCCGATGAGGACGAATCCGAGGAAACCGACGAGAAGGCTCATGCACTTGCCGAGCGCAAGTCTGAGATAGAGAAAATCGCCGAATACCTCGGCGGAGCAGTCACCGATTAGGAGGACAAACATGCGCATTAAGGAGCGTATCGCCGCCGAGAAGAAGGCGGCACAGGACATCCTCGCCAAGGGCGAGGAGAACCTCACCGATGAGGAGTTCGAGCAGCTGAAGCAGCACGTCTCCGAGGCCAAGAAGCTCGAGGAGCGTGCCGCCCTGCTCAAGGACGGTGCCGAGATTCTCGACAACGCCGCCGAGGGCAAGAACCTCGAGCAGAAGAAGGAGGAGAACGCCGTGACCGCCAAGAGCATCGGCGAGCATTTCGCCAACGAGCTGAAGGCCAAGGGCCTCGACGTCGCCCAGGCGAAGACCATCAACTTCGAGACCTCCGAGTTCAACGTCAAGGCAAACACGGATGTCAACGCCACCGGTGGTGCTACTGGCGCAAACGCCCCGTATCTGACCGAGCTCGACACCCCCGTGTTCGCCACCCGCCAGGACCTCCGCATCATCGACCTGTTTGCCAAAGGCACCATGGGCGGCCAGGTGCTGAAGTACCCGGTCTACGGCAAGCTCGAGGGTAAGCCCGGCGAGACCGCCGAGGGCGCAGCTGCCGCCCACACCCACTTCCCCGACCCCACTTGGGAGAGCGATACCCTCCACACCATCACGGATATGTGGGAGCTCACCGATGACATGATCGACGACCTGCCCTATGTCGTGTCCGAGATCAACGACCACAACCAGTATGAGTTCGATCTGGTCAAGGAGACCGATATTTGGACGAGCGATGGCTCCGGCGTCAAAGTCAAGGGCCTTCTTGCGCGCATCCCCGAGGACTCCGTCATCGCCAACACCAGCACCGAGCCGCTCGAGGACCGAATCTTCTCGGCAATCACGATGATCAAGAAGAACGTCAACTTCGCCGCCGACGGTTTGGTCATCAGCCCCGAGGACTATAAGACCCTGCGCCTCAAGCGCGACAAGAACGGCCAGTACTACGGTGGCGGCTTCTTCCTGCCGCCCTACAACGGCACCGGCACCCTCGTCATCCAGCAGACCCCGTGGGGCCTGCCCACGGTCGTCACCCCGACCCAGGCGAAGGGCGATTGCGTGGTCGGCGCGTTCTTCCGTGGCGGTAAGGTCCTCTCCCGCGGCACGCGCACGCTGAAGACCAGCGACTCCCATAAGGACAACTTCGAGACCGGCGTGACCGCCTTCCGCCTGAAGGAGCGCTGCACGCTTCAGGTCAAGTACCCGTACGCCTTCGTAAAGGTGTCCACGGACGAGACCAAGGTCGTCGCGCAGTCCGACGATAACGGCATCGCTGTCCAGTCCGACGAGCCCGTGGCCGATACCGAGACCGCCAAGACCGCCAAGACCGCCAAGGCCACGAAATAGCCTCGGCTGACTGATTGGAAGGGGGCATCATGACCGAATCTTTCCTCGGCGACCATACCGACTACAGCGGGCTCGATGCCCCCATGTTCAACGCCGCCGCCGTGAGCGCCATCCGCGGCTACTGCGGGTGGCATATCGCGCCGTCGATGGAGCTGTCTGGCAAGGTCGGCTCCGCTGGCGGCAAGATCATCCGCATCCCCGCGCTCAACGTGACCGAGGTCAAGAAGCTCGCGCTGACCGATGGCACCGACCTTCTTGGCGGTGCCCAGTGGAACGCGGCAGGCCTTATCGAGCTTGCCGCGCCCGTCGAGCCGTGCCTGAGCGGCATCGAGTACGCCGTCACCGCCGGATTCAACCCGGATGAGGTGCCAGACCTCATCGCGGTCGCGCTGCAGGTCTCCCGCCGGGCGGCGAGCGCCCCCGCGGGCACCGTGCGCTCCCAGAGCGTCAACGGCGCTTCGGTGAGCTACGCATTCAGCGGTTCCGGCGCTACGTCCATCCAGCTCATGCAGGACGAGCGCGAGATTCTCGACAGGTACAGGATTGCGAGGCTCCCATGAGCGGCTCGGATTTCGGTAACTTCGGTCGACCGCTCAAGCGCCTCCGCGCACCCCTCGTGGAAGACCCGTACAACCCCGCACGCACCGTTTCCGACTGGGACGGCGAGGTCGATAAGCTCGCGTTCAACGGCTTCATCGCCACGGCTTCATCGGTCATGGTGCCAGATGGCGCACGCGAGCAGGCGGTGACCGCCGTCACGCTCACGGTGGCTGACCCCACCGTCGACATCAGGCGTGGTGACCGAATCAAGGACGGCTCGCACGTCTACACGGTGGATGTCGTCCCGTCCGTCGATACCAACCCGTTCACAGGCTGGCAACCGACCCTCGAGGTCGGCCTTCAGGAGGTGGAGGGCTGATGCCGGCAGCAGGCCAGACTAAGGTCAAGTTCAACGACAAGTTCTTCGATGACATCCTCCACAGCGCCGGAGTCGAGAACATGTGCCTGTCCAAGGCGCAGCAGGCGCTCTCCAACATCCGCGCGACCGCCCCCGTCGACACCGGCGCGTACCGCAATGGATTTCGCATCGAGGTCCATAAGGCGGCGCACCGAAACAGCTACCGCGTGGTCGGTCACGACTGGAAGACGATTTTGCTCGAATCCAAGGGCGGCTATCTCGCCCGAGCCCTGAAAGCGGTGAAGTAGATGCAGATGGTGGTCCCTCCCGATCTGGAGATGTTCCTCTGCGGGTATCTCCGCGCCGTCCTCGGCACGCAAATCGAGGTCGACAATCGCGAGCCGTCAGACTTCGACGGCTGCACGCCCTATTGCGTGGTGCGCGACGATGGTGGTCAGAAGACCGGTCTCACCACCTTCGACCGCTCGGTCGGCATCTCCATCTATGCGGGGAACCGCCAGAGCACACTCAAGGCCGGAGAGCTTGCCAGACGTGCCTTCGCCGCGCTTACGTCCCCGACAATCGCCTACGAGAAGGGGTCTCCCATCGCGGCGGTTATCGATGACGGATGCAACGGCCCGTACCGCGTGACGGACCAGCACGACTCGAGCAAGTGCTACATGACGGTCGAGTACTCGGTCGTCGGTGCAATTGAGGATTAAGGTTAGGGCTTTGCCCTGGAAAGGAGCCTGCAATGGCTAAAGACAAGCAGGGTAACGACCTCGCAAACGTAGGTGTGCCCGTAACCGGTGCGATCTGCATCGTCCCGTACGCCGAGGACAACGTCATCACCCGTACCATGATCGGCAAGAAGAACGCCACCCCGAAGCTGCCCGAGGTGTACGCTCGCGCAACTTCCTGCCTCGGCCTTATCGCCAATGATGGCGCACCGCAGGACTCGACCGAGACCGGAGACCCCATTGAATTCTGGCAGGGTGGCTACACGCTTAACGGCGATACCACCATCTATACGGCCTTCACCATTGCCGAGGATAACGATCTTTCCCGCGAGCTCTGCTTCGGTGAGAAGCCCGATGCCGACGGCGTCATCGCCGTGGACACCTTCACGCCCGACACCAAGTGGATGGCCTACGAGGAGATCACCTACAAGAACGGCAACGTCGACCGGCGCGCCGGCGTCATCCAGGTGACCGCCAACGAGCCGGGTCAGGCCGAGCGCGGTTCCGTCCTCGGTCGCGCCATCACGATCAAGTGGGTGCGCGACGACCTCTACGAGGGCAAGGCATTCATCGAGGCTCACTGCACTCCGGCTGACGTCACGGCGACCGCTTCTTCTGCCGCCACTGGCAAGAATTCCTAAGCGAAACACAGCTTTCCCTTCTCTTGTTGGGCATCGCGCTTCGGCGCGGTGCCCTTTTTTATCGGGGGACCCCGGCCGAACAATGTCCATGTCGTAAGAGGCCATTCGAGAGAAGGGAAAGTCGAGATGGCTGAAGAGAAAGAGTTCGAGCCGACTATCGAGGATTTTGAGAACTGGACCGAGGAAAAGGAACAGGCCGAGTTCGAGCGCATCGCCGATGCGAACAAGGTCATGTATGTGATTGGCGACAACACGCTGTTCGTTCGCACGTCCGCCGGCAACGTTTACCGCCTGCCCATGTGCCCGAGCTATGCCGAGGTGTCCGCAATCCAGAGCGGCACCGATGACGATGCCATGGAGCACCTTTGCTCGCTCATCGAGGGCGGCAAGGGCGGCGCGGATGCCGTAGAGCGCTTCAAGTCCGAACCGATCCAGACGATGGTCGAGGTCCTCAAGGTATTCGGCGAGAAGTTGGCTAAGGCCCAGGGAGCGACCCTGGGGGAATAGCCCGCTTCATCGCCGAGCTGAAGGAGCACGAGGACGCCGCGAGGGCTGATTTCGCGGCAAGGGGATGGAGCCTGCAGGCCGATCTCGGAAGCAGGCTCCGCTATGCGGACGCGATCGCGCTGTTCGGGGCGCTCTCCGGAGACCCTTCGACTTCGACTGGGGCGCACGTGGCCGGGCTTAAATACCCGACCAGCTTCGCCGACATGTTCATCGTGGCGGCGCTGACGCAGAACAAGTTCCCATCTCCCATTCCGACCGAGGAAGAGCAGTTCCGCGCCGCCTCCTTCAAGGCCTCTGGCGATGAAGCGCAGAAGGCGGCAGAGAACATGGCGCCGCTGTTCGCTTCGCTTTACGAGTAACGAGATCGGGGGAGATCGCGCATGTCATCTGAGGTCGGTTCCGCACATATTTCGATTTTCCCCGTGATGACGGGCTTCCGCTCCAAGGTCAACAAAGAGGTAAAGTCGACCGGCGACGAAGCCAGCAATTCATTTAAAAGCGCATTCAGAAACGCCGGCGGTATCAGCGGCCGGCAACTCGGCAAGCAGCTGAAGGAATCCTTCGCCGCATCGTCCAAGGGCCTCGCCGACGATGCCCTCAAGGTCTTCACCGATGATGTCAAAGCCGCCACCAACGAGCTGAGCAAGGCCCGCATGAAGCAGGCTGACGATGCCGGGCGCGTCCGTGTGGCCGAGATGAGGCTGCAGGATGCCATCGCCAAGTATGGCGAGGGCTCCACGCAGGCGGTCGCCGCCGAGGAGCGCCTGGCATCCGCACGCCGTAAATCCGAGCAGAGCGCCGCCGCCGTCAAGGACGCGACCGAGAAGCTGAACGTCGCCAGCGAGTTCGCCGCCAAGGCGCAGCAGGAGTTGGCCCAATATACGAACCAATCGTCCAACGCTTTCGCCCGCGCCGCCAAGAACTTCCTTGCCGGTGCAAAGTCGCTGGACGCTGGCAAGAGCTCCGCTACCGGCATGGCGGGCGCTCTGGGTTCCCTCGTCCGCGCCGCATCGGGCATCGACATGTGGGGGCCGATTGCGGCAAAGGCGACTGCCGGTCTCGCCAAGGTTAAGGCGTCAATAGCCGACTTCGCCAGCAGCACCAAGAACAAGATGCAGATTGCCGCAGCCGAGATCGGAAACGCCATCTCGGACGGCCTTTCCCGCGCCGGAAGCAAGGTACAGACGGTCGTCGGCAATATCGCGTCCAGGCTTCCGCAGCCGATTAAGAGTGTCTGCTCGACCGCGCACACGTGGTTCAGCAATGTCGAAACTGCGGCAAAGTCCGTTTTCGACAAGCTGCCGGATTCCGCTAAGACCGGCATCGAGCGCGCCAAATCCGTAATCTCATCCGGCATGTCCGCGCTCGGCAGTATCGGCTCGGCTGCCGCCAGCGCTTTCAAGGGCGTCTCAACCGCTATCGTCGGCGTGGGTGCCGGCGCCGCCCTCGCGCTCGGCAAACTGGCCGCCACAGGCGGATTCAACCGCGCCCTCAGCATCGAGGACGCGCGCGCGAAGCTGAAGGGCCTCGGCCACGATGCCGGCAGCATCGACGAGATCATGAACAACGCCCTGGCTTCGGTCAAGGGCACCGCCTACGGCCTGGGAGACGCGGCGACCACGGCGTCCCAGCTCGTTGCGTCCGGCGTCAAGCAGGGCGACCAGCTCACGAGCGTCCTCAAGACGGTCGGCGACTCCGCGCAGATCTCAGGCCGAGACTTCACGGAGATGGGTTCCATCTTCTCCAAGGTCGCCGCATCCAACAAGCTCCAGGGCGAGCAGGTCAATCAGATCCTCGACTCCGGCATCCCCATCCTGCAATTCCTTGCCAAGCACTACGGCATCACCGCCGAGGAGGCCCAGAAGATGGTGTCCTCCGGCAAGGTCGACTTCGAGAACTTCGCAGCCGCCATGCAGGAGAACCTCGGCGGCGCGGCGCAGTCCGCGGGCGGCACCTTCAAGGGCGCGATGGCCAACGTCAAGGCCGCTCTCAGCCGTCTCGGCGAGAAGGCCATGACCCCCGTCCTGAACGGCCTGCGAGACATCTTCAACGCCGCCATCCCGCTTGTCGATGCCGTAACCACGAAGCTGACCCCAGTCTTCGAGCAGTGGGGAGACCTCGTCTCAAACACCATCGCGCCGAAGATCGTCGATGCTTTCGGCAAGATCACAGACGTTCTCAGCGGTGATTCCTTCTCGGGCTTCTCCAACGGCATCTTGGCTGCGATCCCCATCGTCGGTTCGCTTGTCGCCGCGGTCGGCGGCACCGGGCTTCTCGGTGTGATTAGCGACCTCGTGAAGGACATCCCGTTTGTCGGCACCGCGCTGTCCGGAATGTGCGGCGAGTCCACGCTTCTTGGCAGGGCCGTCAGCGTCCTCGGCGGTCCGCTCGGAATCATCCTGTCGCTCATCACCGGGCTTGTGGCGATCAGCCCCCAGCTTCAGGAGACCTTGGGACAGGTCGCCGGCACGGTCGGCACGGCGCTCATGGATGCCTTCGGCACATTGGCCCCCGTCCTTCAAGATGTTTTCGATAAGCTGACGCAGGCCGCATCGGAAGTCTTCCCGGTGCTCATCGAGTGCATGAGCCAGATCTTCACTACTATCGGCAATGTGGTGGCTCAGCTGGCTCCGGTCGCCGCCGAAATCCTGCAGCCTTTGCTTGACTGCATCTCCCAGCTCATCGAGCCGCTGACCAACATCCTGACGGTAATCCTGCCGCCGCTGACCAGCCTGCTTGACGGCCTGATCGTTTTGGTCGGCAGCGTCCTGTCGTTTGTCGGCCAGCTGGTCGCGGGAATCGAGTCGCTGCTGCTGCCCATCATCACGGCGGTCATTCAAGGCATCTCCGACCTGCTGACCAAGTGCAGCCCGTGGCTCGATCAGCTCGGCTCAACCTTTGAGACCGTCATGGACCTCATTGGCGATGCGCTCGAGGTGGTCGGTGCCGCCCTCAACCAATTCATGTCCGTCGCGGGCTTCGTAATCGAGCAGGTTGTTCAATTTTTGGTTGGAACGCTTGAGCCTGCCTTCGCGGCGATGGCCCCGTTCATCTCCGGAATCGTCGCGTCCGTCAACCAGGTGATCAGCTCGATTGCACAGATCGTGCAGGGCGTCGTCAATTTGGTTGCCGGGCTGATTTCGGGGAATTGGTCCCAGGTCTGGCAGAGCTGCAAGCAGATCGCCAGCGGTGCGGTCGGTGCGCTCGGCGGTATCTTGAGCGGAATCTACAACGCCGCCATGGCTGCGGTCTCGGGTGCCGGGACGTGGCTCTGGAATGCCGGCAGCCAGATCATCGCCGGTCTCTGGAACGGCATCTCGGGTGCCATCGGCGGCCTGTACAACAACATCAGGAACGCGCTGTCCGGTCTGGTCGACCAGGCTATGAGCGCACTCGGCATCCATTCGCCCTCGCGTGTCTTCCGCGACAAGGTCGGCAAGTTCATCCCGTCCGGCATCGGCGTCGGCATCAAGCGGAACACCCCAGCGCTGCTCTCCGATGCCGACAAGATGACCGATGCCCTCGTGGACCGCGTGAGCGGGGCAACGGCGGCAGTTGACGTGGCGGCTGGTGTGTCGCTCGCGTCTGGCGCAAACGGCGCTCAAGGGGCATCTGGCGGCGCTGGCGGGCTGTCTGTCGAGGACATTGTCTACGCAATCGTCACTGCACTCAGCAGGATCGGTGCGCTCAAGCTCGATGTCGACCTAAAGACGCTCGCCATGCTGCTCGCGCCGTCCATCGATTCCGAGCTCGGCAAGCGCGACGCAATGGAGGTCTAAATGGCAGATTCTAGGCTAGGTATCTACTCGCGCAACAGGATGTTCGTCGATGACGGCACGGTCACCGTGAACGGCATCAGGCTCGGCGATATGGGCTGGTACCTGACCGCCGCGCCCGAGGTCGATGCCATCGCATTCGATACGTCCTACACCACCGTCACGGGGGCACACGGCTCGCGCGACATGTCGCTCACCGATGAGAGCGGTCTGGCCTATGCCGGCAGGCGCACGGTGACGCTCCACCTGCGCACGGTCGGCACGTGGCAGGAGGCCGTCAAGTCCAAGGTCGCGCTCGGCTCCATCGTCGGTCGCGATGCCCGTATCACTTGGCGTGCGCTCCCGGGCGATTTCGTCGGCAGGCTCGAGTCCTCCAATCCAAGCGAGGTCTGGCAGGGCGGCGTGTTCGCCTACTACGAAATCGACCTGACGATGAGCGCCATGCCCATGCTGTACGGCAGGAAAACGGCGGTGAGCGGCACGAAATTGACCGTGAGCGGAAATTGCCGAGTGTTCCCGACATTCACCGCCACGCTCAAGGCCGAGAAGAAGCTGAAGATCTCCCGCGCGGACGGCGTGTTCATCGAGGTCGATGCCGAGAGGAACTTCTCGGCTGGCGTCACCGCCGTCATCGAGACCTCGCCGAGCAAATCGCGCGGCGTGTACATCAACGGCGTCTTGACCTGCCCGACGCTCACATCGGATTTCTTCGACCTGCCAGTAGGGGACTCGACCATCACAGTGGTCGGTGCAAGCAGTATCACGACATCCTATGAGCCGCTCTGGCTCATCCCCTAGGAGACGGTCAGATGTCCAAGAGATTCATCCACTTCAGCCGCTTCGGCGCGTACCTCGGCGAGCTCACACCGATTCAGGCCATCCGCACGCGCAACGTCGACCAGTGCGGCGTGAGCAAGGTTGAGCTCGTCCTGCTGGACAACGGCGTTGACAAGTACGACCGCATCGTGTTCTGTGATTCCATGGGGCGCACATGCGAGTGGATCGTCATGTCCTCGCGCGAGTCGAGGGCGAAGAGCGTGCCTATCTGCACCGTCAACTGCTACGGCTCCATGCAGGAGCTGTCCCGCCACTTCATGCCGACGCTGCGCCGCGGCTCCAAAGACACGCCTGCGCAGGCTCTTGCAAAGGCACTTGATGGCACCAGATGGTCGGTAGGCCGGTGCGATGAGGGCAGCGGCGAATACAGCGTCTACCACCAGTCCTCGCTGGCTTCCGTCAAAGATATAGCCAAAGCCTATAAGATGGAGGTCGAGCCGGTAATCCAGCTGTCAGCTGACGGCGACTCCATCGCAAAACGCTCGGTCTCTCTGGTCAAACGTTTGGGTCGCGCCAGTACCGCGCTGCGTCTTGACTATGGCAGCGGTCTGTCCGGCATCGACCGAATACTGTCCGCCGATGACGTGGTGACGCGCCTGTACTGCTACGGCAAGGGCGTGCAGACCACCGATGATGACGGCAACGCCACTGGCGGCTACTCGCGCAAGATCACATTCGCCGACATCAACGGCGGAAAAGAGTATATCCAGGATGATTCACTGCTCGAGATTTGGGGCGTGCCCGGTCCCGATGGGTCGCTCATGCACACCGAGGGCATCTTCGAGGACGGAGACTGCGAGGACAAGGCGACGCTTCTCGCCGAGGGCAGGGCGGCGCTAGCCGAGCGCTCGAAGCCCATCGTGAGCTATGAGGGCACGGTTGAGGCCCTCGGTCGCGCGGGATTCGATGCCAACGCCTGCGACCTCGGCGACAACCTACAGATGGTCGATACCACATTTCCCAAGCCGCTGCGCCTGAGCGGTCGCGTGCTGGAAATCGTGGAAGACCTGCTAGGTGACGGCTCGCCGTCCAGCGTGAAGGTCGGCAATGTCATCGAGGGCATCATCAAGCGCTCCGATCGCGTTCAGCAGACCCTCGACCGTCTGACGAGCAGCGCCGGTAGTTGGGACAGCGCCGCCACGCTCGGCAGCGCTTACCTTGACGGCCTAATCGACGGCCTGAACAAGGTGATGAACGAGACCGGCGGCTACACCTATATCAAACCCGGCAAGGGCCTGTTCGTCTACGATAAGCCGGAAGATGCCAATCCGACCATGTGCATCCAGATCGGCGGCGGATACTTCCGCATCGCCGACGGCAAGAATTCGGATGGCACGTGGAACTTCCGTACGCTCGGCAACGGCCATGGGCTTGTTGCCGATGCGATCGTCTCCGGCACCATCAGCGCCAATCTCATCAAGGCCGGAACCATCCAGGACAAGGCGGGCAAAAACTACTGGAACCTCGATGCCAGCGAATTCCACCTCGGCCCCGGTGCCACGCTCGATGGCAAGGACATCGCTGTCGCCGATGCCGTCATCGCGTCGGTGGATGTGGAGTACGCCCAGGGGACATCACGCGTCACCGAGCCGCAAGACGGGTGGCAGACCACCGCCCCGCAATGGGTGTCGGGCAAGTACATCTGGACGCGCACCAAGACGACGATGCAGTCCGGAGACATCGAGTACAGCGAGCCCGTGTGCATCAGTGGCAGGGACGGCACTGATGGCGCGAAGGGCGACAAGGGCTCGACCGGCACCGGCGTGCGCGGCATCGTGGAGCAGTACTACCTGTCCACGAGCTCCACGGCGCAGTCCGGTGGTAGCTGGTCGGAGGCTCAGCCCGCTTGGGCGAAGGGCAAGTACATCTGGACGCGCAGCAAAATCACGTGGACAGACGGCTCGACCACGTACACCGCGCCGTGCCTCGCCAAGGCCATCAACGGCTCCAACCAGATGGCCGGGAGCGCCATCGTCTCGCGCGTGAAGCTCTATGCCAAGAATCAGTCTGACAGCGTGCCGCCGATTAATGCCCAGAATCCTGAGTTGGGGTGGTCTGAGGACATTCCGCAATGGGCGAACGGATACTTCATTTGGTCGATGGACCGCGTCACATACGGCGATGGCTCCGTGACCCATACAGCGCCGGTCCTCGAGGCGGCGTACAACAAGGCCTATCAGAGCGCACATGACCTAACGGGCTCGCTCAATGGCCTCGACACGACGGTGCAGGACCTCGCCAAAGACGGTGTGGTGACCGAAGCCGAGGCGGCGGCGGTCAGGAAGGCCAAGCAGGGCGTCGATAAGGAGCGCGAGGAGGCGACGAGCCAATTCAACGCGCTGAAGTCAAACAAGGCGCTGAGCACCCAGTTCGTCGCTGCGGTGCTCGGCCCGCGCTACGCCAAGGCCTTCGGCACGACCAACGAGGGCGGCACGTACGGCGCCTACGCCGACAAGGTCGACAAGGTGCTCAAGTGCAAGACCGCCGAGGAGCTCAAGGCCGCCATGTACGAGTACGACGCCGCATACGGAGCCTACTCGAGTGCGGTCAAGGACTATGCCGATGCCGCGACCGGGGCGCGCCACGCCATCGAGCAGAAGAACGCATCGGACTACGCCGACGGCATCCTGAGCGCCTACGACGAGCAGATGGACCAGAAGGAGATGTTCGACCGCCTGACGAAAGGCGGCACCGAGCAGGGCATCTACATGCAGAACGACATGGTGTACATCAACGCCTCGTACATGGCCACCGGCACCATAGCCGACAAGCTAGGTCGAAACAGCTGGAACCTCACCACCGGTACGCTCAAGACAAACTACATGACCGCCAACAACATCACGGCAAACGGGACGTTCAAGTGCGGCTACACGAATTGGTACACCATGCTCACATCGGCGGGCGAGCTCGCCGGTTACCGCACCACCAATGGAAGCACCCCGACAAAAGTCGGATACATCGACTACACGGCGTCGATGCGCGACACGGACACGGGGGCCGTCTATTACGGAATCCAGATGCAGGCGCAGGGAAGTGTTCGCATATCATCTCCAATCATCTCCACCGCGGCGACGTCCGACCGCAACGTTACCACGATCTACGGACGAACCGGCTCCGTGTCTCAACCCTTGGTCTCAGAGGTGCACGACAATCACGACGGCACGGTCGGATGGCATTACGGGACCTTCGTTATAAACACGATCAACGGTCTCTTCACATCGTATTCAACGGTCGGAACGACTGGATAGAGAGGAATGCAAATGGCATACATCGTCGACTACATGGCGCATGACCCTGTTGGCAACGTCGAGGGGCAGTTGACCTGCTACGACGCGGAAGCGCTTGCCGAGGCTGAGAAGAACGGCATGGTATTCATCGCCGTCATGAGCGATGGGACGCGCAAGGTTGTCAAGGCGTCGGAGGTGTCGGAGCCGTCTTCGCAGGGCAAGGACTTCGTGTTCGTGCAGCCAACCTACGTCGACAAGCGCACCGCTGCCACGGTCGCGTGCTTCGACGCGCTCTCGGCCATCGTCGACCCTCAGCCGGCCACGGCCGACGAGACGGGGGAGGAAGTCGCGCAGGTTGACCCCGTGGAGGCCTTCAGGGCTGCGCTCGCCGCGCTCAAGGCGTTGGAAGCGACCGAATGATCAGTCACCAGATAGGGGCTGGCTGGATGTTCGAGCGAGACCAAGGCTGATCTGGCGGGGTACGACTGCCAGATTATTGACCACGGCAAGCAATTAAGGGGGGTCAAGATGGCTCTAGATAACTTCCGCCGCATCACAATCGATGTGGACACGGCAAACGACTACATCCCGCCAGTGATGCTCTCCGGTGGCGATTCCAACGGTCGTACGCTTCTGGTCAAGCTGACAGACAACGGCAAGGCGATCACGTCCGCCGCCGGCATCACGGCGAAGCTGGCGTACGCTGATGGGTGCGGCAACAGCGGATACAAGACGATGAGCTCGGTCGGCGGTTACGAGACCGCCGCCTGGGAGTGCGCGGCACCAGGCAGCGTGCTCAAGACCGATTCGGCGCATCTTTGCGTCCAATTCTGGCAGGGCTCCGATGTGGTCTGCACACGTGTCTTCCATGCTTCGGTCGACCGAAATCTCGTATCGCTTGAATCCGGTACGACCAGCGGCGATGCAGTCAAGGAACTTTACGACACTATTGCGAACCTCAATCAGGTTATTAACCGCGCCAACGCATCCGCGAGTAAGGCTGATTCCTCCGCGGCTTCGGCAGACGCAAATGCCGACGCCGCGAACAAAGCCGCGAGCGCAGCCACCGCAGCCGCCAAGCAGGCGAACGCCGCGGCTGCCGCGACCAAGCCCTACTACATGCAGGCCGCGGAGCCCGCCCGCGACAAGCGCGTGGACGGCATGCTGTGGATGCAGACAAACGAGTCGACCCACAAGATTACGTCATTCAAGCGCTGGGACGCCGGACTTCCCGGCACGGCGCTGTGGCCCGGCGCCACGACATTCCCATCCGACAGCACATTCCCCGATGAAAAAGGCGCTTGGACCGCCTTCGGCATCTAAAGAAAGGACACCACAATGGCAAATCTCGTAACCTTCGCCAAGAAGCTCTGGAAGGACAAGGTCGGCGGCAATACCCCCATCACCGCCGCCGAACTGAACCGCATGGAGAACGGAATCAACAACTGCGCGACGCAGATTAACAAGCTTGGGGATTCCGTATCCCGTGTTCAGTTCGCGCAGGAGGGAACGGTCTTCCGAGTCTCGTACACCGCCGATGACGGAGTGCTACAGCTCTCGATTACGGGCACGCCGGTGTCTGTCTGGTTTGACAAAAAGCGCGGAATCGGAATCTGGGATTCAAACGAAAAGAAGAACTATGTATGCAGGTTTGTAGAATAGCATTCCGTATGCCGGCTCGGCACGGACAACGGTACGACCGAGTGCTCCGTGTCGCTCAGCGGAAATGACCTTATTATCATGGCAAAAAACAAGTTTGGAAAATGCGTTTCCCTGAATTGCTATGAGGGTGAGATCGTCGTCTACGATGAGGTTCTAAAGAAGCGAATCGGCACCTACGTCAAGACGAAATAGCATTCCGTATCCCTGCTATATACCACAGAAGTTGCGGACATGGATAACGCACCGAAGTGCATAATGTTTGCAACGACTGTCAACCCAAAAGGGCTTCCCAGCGATTTTGGAAGCAATGCGGCGCTAGTTATACAGCAGAACCCCGGAGCGGCATACTCTGCGCAGCTCGCCTTCTCGTTCGGTGGAAAAGTCGCGCTGCGAATACGACGCAACTCAACGAGTTGGGATAACTGGAAGTATCTAACACCGCAGTAGCATTCCGTATCCCTGATAGGAAAAGTTCGGACGATTCAGGCTTCTCGCGAGTCGACCTCGGAAGCCATGAGTGCCGTATTCAGTAGGGTATGGGGTCAGATAAATCTTAACTGTCCGACGTTCATTGTCGTCCCCTCTGGGAAGTACGGCAGCGCAGTTCTCGGGATCGCATTCAAAACCAGCGATACATATGGCGCGGTGTTTGAGATCGGGTATGGCAATAGCGCCGTCTCATGGCGATTAGTAAATGGACAATGGATTAAGCCATAGTTTTCCGTATTCCAGACTTCCGACGGCATTACAGCGGAAGTGGAACTTAATAGCCAAAATTTGCCAACCCTCGGTTTTCGATGCGGGGCAACCAGGATTACGGTGAACTTCTTAGATGACAGAATTCTCGTCTTTAACGAGACCGAGAGTAGACATGTCGCCGTATTTAAAAAGGACGAATAGTTTTCCGTATCCCCATTAGTTGGCGACGGCGTTGTTACTCAAATTACGACAAGCAAGGACTTTGGAATCCTGTTGCAGATTCTATTTACGTCGTACGACGGAAAGAAATACAGCTTCTCGGTGACAAAGAAAGGGCTTCAAGTGTGGAACTTTACCGATTCGGTCACCGTATGGCAGTACGTAAAATAGCATTCCGTATCCCTCATCAACAAGAATATGTCGAACGGACGATTGCGATTCGAGTGGCAATCAACGAGTGATGGCGCCGCGGCAAACGGCTTGAATGTATACGTCGATGATTTGAAGGTTGCTTTTTCAGCTTGGTCTTGCACCCCGTCTCGATAACCTCGCCGCTCACCACATGCAGTCCGCGCTGCACATGCACCCACCCGCTACGCCAGTCAACATCCTCTATCCGCACGGCGCACGCTTCACAGCGGCGCAGACCCAACGCGGCACCGAGCAGTACTGCGGCCTCGAAGGGCTGACCGACGATGGCTTTCAGCGTCGTGCGCTCTTGCTCAGCCGTGAGCGTCGGTCGGCGCACCGTGGGCTTTTTGGGCAGCTCCACGCCCTGCGTCACGTCCCAGATTCTGAGCTGGTGGCGGCGCAATACCCAGCGGTAAATCTGGCGGAAGGTCTTGTATGCCTTCTCCGCCGCACCCGGCAGGTCGAACCCGTCCACCCAATCCTGCACCTCCTCAAAGCTGATCGTCTCGATCTCGCGCCCGCCCCACATCGGCATCAGGTGGCAGCGGATGGCGCTGCGGTAGCCCTCCAGCGTGGTGGCTCGCAGGCGCTTTGCCTTGTCGCTCATGTACTCGGTTACGGCGGCAGAAAACAGCATTTTGACAGTCCAATCTCTCGAAAAATCCCAGACGTTTCGCATGGTAGACCTCCGCGTTACGTCTGGGATTTTTGCCTTTAAAGCGCGGGGGACGGCACCTCGATACTGCCGTGGAATGGAGGTGATGCGATGGACGCAGTAATCATCAACTCGGCCCTGTCGTGGTGCGTTGCCGCCCTTTTGGGGGCCGTTCTGGTGGCGTTGAAGCGGCTCTACAGCCTAATCCTTGCCAACCAAGAGGGCACCAAGACTCTGCTCCGCAGCAGGCTCTACGACATTCACGAGCGCACGGTCGAGAAGGGTTATTGCCCTGATGAGCGTAAACGCGAGACGGAACAGGTGTACACGGCGTACCACGCGCTCGGCGGCAACGGGGTTGGCACGAAGTACTACCAAGAAATCCTAAATGCGCCAGTGTGCGCGGAAAGGGGGTAGCCAGATGACTACCGAAGATATTGTCCGCAAGCTGACCAGCCGCAAGTTCTGGCTTTGCGCCGCTGCTTTTCTCGGCAGCGTGGCGGCTAGCATCGCAGGCATCACTACAAGTAACGAGACTGTAGCCATCATCGGCACGGTCTGTGGAGTGGTGAGCGCCGCGATCTATGCGGCAGCCGAGCAGGCGGTCGATGCAGCCCGCCTGAAAGCAGGTGGAGAGCATGACCGAGACTAAGACCGAGCCCAAGCGCAAGCTCCCGCTCCGCAGCGCCTTTGCCGTCATCCTCGCTCTTGTGGCAGCGCTTGCCGCTCCACTCAGCGCTGAAGCCTACCAAAGCCAAGATTCCTACGTGAGCAACGGTCATGGCTATCTCAACGCCCAATACTTGGTTATCCATGAGACCGCGAACCCCGGTGCGTCCGCGTGGAATCATGTGCTGTATTGGCGCGGCAATGATACCTATGCCGTCCATCATGTGATGGAGCTTGACGGTTCCACCGTCTACAACACGGTGCCCGAGAACCGCTTGTGCTGGCACGTGGGCAATGGAAACTATGCCACGGTCGGTATCGAGCTTGCCCACGCCACCAACGCCAGCGACTTTGCCAAGCAGTGGAATGAAGCCGTGAAGTGGGCGGGCGATGAGCTCCGCGCTCATGGTTGGGATACGTCCCGCCTTTTGAGCCACTATCAGGCGGCCCGAATCTGGGGCGGCTCCGACCATACCGATCCTAACGGCTATTTCCGTCAGTACGGCAAGACGTGGGCCGAGTTCAAGCAGGCCGTGGCAGCTTACCTCGGAAGCGGCTACATCGCGCCGACCGCGCCGACCGATGCCAACGGCGGCACGTACCAGCCCTCCACTTCTGCTACTCGCACGAGCTTCCCGAAGTCCACGGGCAAAAGCGTCAACATCCACTACGCCTTGCACAACCGCGGCGGCGGATGGAACGAAGTCGTCACCAACTTCAACGACTCCAATTCCGAGGGCTTCGCCGGAATGCCCTACGGCTCCCACGACATGCTCATCGCTTGGGTGGATAGCGGCACGCTGCGTTATCGCGTCCACACTAAGGAGAGCGGTTGGCTCGGCTGGGTACAGACCGCCAATTACAACGATTCCGTAAATGGCATGGCAGGCATCTGGGGCCAGACCATCGACGGTGTTCAGATGTACTACATCACCCCGTCTGGCGAGTACAAGCAGGTCTACTACCGTGCTCAGGACGTTGCACACGCAAACTGGCACGATGAGGTCTGCGATGACGGCTCCACCTATGGCGGCGATGACTACGCTGGTATCTACGGCTACGCGCTTGATCGTCTCCAGTGCTACGTGTCTGACGGTACGCGCCGATGATGGGTTTGGTAATCGCCTTTATTCTCGGCTCCACCTTCGGTAGCTTGATGTTCTTCTTGGCGCTGTGCATCGTCGGTGCTTTCCGAGACGATTAAAATAAAGGCGCAATACAAACCTCGTTTGAGGTTATTAGCCCCCGTTTCCCAGTGATAGGAGACGGGGGCTATTTTTGTCTGCGGGTCTATCTGCGTCCTACCTCAGTCCATAAGTTCTGAAATATGGGAGTCTATGGAGACCTTACAAACCGTATAACTGCACTATGGAGCACTATGAGACACTATGGAACACTTAACCGATACAACCTCTCGTTCTAACCGAAATTAAGAAACCCGCAGGTAGAACGCTTGCATAA